CACGCGTGGTGGCGCAGCGCCCCCACGACACTATTGCAGCTATTGCAGCTACGACGACTTCGTCGTCGTCGTCAGATGTGCGGACGACGACGACGACGAGTATTCTTGATCTTGGCGCATGAAAAAACCGACCACGGGCCGTGCCCCTGAGAAGAACACCCGTGGTCGGTCGAAAGAAAAGCTCCATCCCGTGGCACCCCAATTGTACGTGTCCCGATGAACACTTCCAACCGAAGCACCTGGGATAGCCTCACGGCCCGGATACCGGCCGGGCCGGGAGCACTGGCGTTGCGGCCAGCGCTCGTGTACTGTATCCGGGAATCGATACGAGCGTCAAGACGTGAATACCGTGAAAGGCGAAGCGAACATAACGGCCATTCATGGATGTTGTATGTTGACCTGACTGATGAGATAAAAGATCCGCTTCCGCCGCCACCCCTGCCCTGCCGGGCGCCCCGCACTGAAATCCCGCCGCTACGGGGGCCCCACGGCTTCCTGGGCCACACTTCCCGCCGCCGCTGGGATATCACCCCGATTGAGTATGGCACATCGCCAGAGGTTCGCGGGGCGGCCACGCCGTGGTTGCCGCGATCAGCCGGTCTTTCGCCGGGCTCGAGCGTCTGCCCTCCCCTGCCGGGGCGGTGGGGCCTCGTAGGGCAGGGAAGGGGTCTCACCTTCGCCGATCGGCAGAGTCACCCCGTCAGAGCTTGCCTCCCCTTCCGTCGGCGCACTTCCGGAAACCATGGACGCCCGCGCCTCGTCGTATTTGGACCAGGGGATTCCCTGGCCCCTGAGAAGCTCGGCCAGGGCATCTTCACAGAGCTTCCCGAGGCTGACTCCCCGAATCCTCGAGAGCACGCCCATTCCCCAGGCCGTGCGCCCTGGAAGCATCAGGGTCACGGAGACCCGATCCGCCCAGACCCCGCGCTTTTCCGCTTTCGACTTCGCGATCTTTCGAGACGGCATGATTCGTCCCTCCCGTGTTCCACATCGACCCCCAGCCCCGTGCCCCTTTAGGAGCTGCCCCATGCTGCGCAACCTGAAGCTCACCCGCCCCCTGGCCGCCATCGACGTCGAGACCACCGGCTTGCTCGAGCACGGCGCCCGCATCGTCGAAATCGCGATCGTGCGCGTGAACCCCAACCTCTCGGTCGATGCGCTGGTGCGCCGGATCAACCCCGGGATACCGATCCCGCCGCAAGCCACGGCCGTGCACGGGATCACCGATGCGGATGTAGCGCACTGCCCGAGCTTCCGGGGCGTGGCCTGGGAGATCGATAACGCGCTGCTGGATTGCGACCTGGCGGGCTTCAACGTGATCGGCTTCGACTTGCCAGTCATCGACGGTGAGCTTACCCGCCTGGGCACCCCCGGCGGCTGGCTGGCCCAGCGGACCGCGCTGGACGCCATGCTGATCTTCCACGCACACTACCCGCCGCCGCGCGGCGTCCACGGCTACGGTACCCTCAGAGCCGCCTGTAGACGCTACCTGGGTGGAGATCTCCCTGGGGCCCACGGGGCCCTCAGCGACGCTCTGGCGGCCCTCTGGGTGCTCGACACCCAGGTTGCGTACCACGGGCTCCCGCCGACCGTGGAGGGCCTGGCGGCCCTCGAGGCGGGCCTGAAGCCCCATTACCGCCCGGCACCCGAGCTGCCGGCGGCTGCCGTGCCGGCGGAGCAGGGGGGAGGCCCACTGTGACTGGTTTCTATGTCCGAGTCTACCGCGACGGCTGGCAGAACCTGGAAATCGACGAGTTGAACCGCGAAGAACTTCTTACGGTGCTGGAGGATGTCTCCACGGCGAAGGCCGTTGGCTGGATAGTCGCGCTTGTGGAGTGGATTCAGGCGAACGTGAAGGAAGCCCCAGAGCAGGGTGGACCGTCGTGATTGCATGCTTCACGTGAAACCGGGGGGGGCCGCCATGAGCACGCGCGCCGACGCCAAACGGAAAACGGCACCCGCCCCCGACCCCACGCCCCGGCGCTGGATGCGGGGCTGGGGTGTCGGCTGGGTGCCGTTGCACTGCACGTTCGGGGATGGACTGAGGGTGACGAGTGGGCACCGCACCTGGGATCTGGTGCCCTACGTGGTGGCGCCCGGGGGCGTGGTCGCGGGCTATGGCATCCACCGGGACCGGAGCCGCTACGGGTGGACCCGGGTGGCGGGTCCGATTGAAAACGCGGCGGCGGTGGCGGAGCTGGAGATCATGGAAGCGGTGGAAGAAAGGCGGGCGGCCCGGAAATGAAAGGAAGACACGGCCAGATCGGCACGAAGGAAGTCATCAGCGATGGCGCCGCGCGCGTCGTCCGCGTGCTGAGTGCCTACCGCTCGGGCGGGTGCCAGGTGCTGGCCTGCTATTCGGAGGATTCGGAGGAAGGGTTCACGTTCGTCGTCGCCACGGAGCGGCCGGTGATCGCCGTCGGCGACCTGGGCGTGATCGAGTGGCGGAGCGGGCAGGGGCGGTGGGAGTTCAGGAAGGGGGTGGGGTGATCAGAACGTGACGCCGACCGTGGCCCCGCCCGTGCCCGGCCAGGGGGAGACGGTGGAGGGGCCAAAGGTCCATACCGTGGGACCGCCCCCGGGGCACACGATCGTCGCGTTGACCGGGTAGCTGAGATTGAGCGTGCTGGCGCACGTTGACCCCAGCACCGGGCAAGCGTGGCCCGTGGCGGTCGAGCTGGCCCAGTTCACGACCATTTGCCAGCTATTGCTCGAGGGGTTGCCCACGATCGTGTACTGGATCGCGATCGATCCGGCGGCACAATTGACCGTGCCCGGGTAGGCCACCGTGCGACACCCGACCCACTTTTGCGTGGCCGGGTTGTAAGTCAACGTGGTGTTGCCATAAACCGAATCAACCGCGGTGACGGTGGTTTGCAAACAGGGGCAGACGCTGGCGAAGTCCGATGTGCCGTTCGTGGCCGTGGTGCCGGGGAAACTGAGGGTGATCGTTTCTGAGGCGTGGCCCGTGCGGAGCAGGGTTTCGGCGGCGGTGTTCGCCATCGTGAAAAGGGCGGTGATCGGGGTTGTCTCACAGTGAAACCCGGCCGGGTAAGCGATCACTTCGTAGACCTGGCCGCCCGGTGGTGAGATAAACCCCGGGGTCGATGGGGCCGGGCACTGGCTGGCATTGAAGATCAACCACGCCACCGAAAGGGCGTGACTGCCACTATCGAACGAGTAATGGACCGCGATCGTGCACGCCCCGCACGCGCCCGCTCCAGGCCACGCCAGGCCACCCAGCCAGGCCGCCCAGTTGGCGGAGCCATCCCAGACGAGGTTGCCGGCCCCCCACACCGAATCCGTGAACGGGATCGTGGTGGTGGTCGGGATGGCCGAACAGCAAGCATTGATCGGCGGTGTCGTCGCGGGTGGCCCCGGCGCTGGCCCCGCCGCCGCCACGTCTGACCACGCATCCTGGAGCCCCTGGCCCACGCCCAGGGCGTCGGTGCGCAGCGCCCGGAGGATCTGACCGATCCGGGCCGTCTTCCGCTCGAGGGCCAGCATGCGGGCTTCTTTGGGGCTGATCACGCCGCGCCCCGCAAGTCGTTCAGTTGTTGCTGGAGTTCGCGCACCTGCTGGCGGAGCTGGCGGATGATCCGGATGAAAAGCTCCACCCGCCGCTCACACGCCAGAAGCCGCCGCCAGAACGGGTCCATAGTCACGCCCCCAAATCTTCCTGTGGTGAGGCCACGCTGGTCACGGGGTTGCCCATTCCAGCGCTGGCGGCCTGTTCCGCCACACCGGCCAGCGCTTCCTGGGGGGAGGCCATGCTGGTGGTCGGGTCACCCATGCCCGCGGTGGCCGACTGGGCCGCCGCGGCCCCCAGCGGGCTCCCCCCGACCCGATCGAGCGCGCCGCCCGACTGACCGAGGGTGCCCGCGATGGACTGCTGAAGCGCGCCCTGCTGGTACTCCGGGCCTTCCTCCCCCATCTTCCAGCCGCCATACTGCCCGGCCAGGTCGGGTAACCCGGCGTGCCCCTGCGCATCCAGGACCGCTTCCGGGAACCCCAGCGGCTGGCCCGCGATCGCGGGCCGGAACAGCGCCTGGCCGCTGAACGGGGCCCGGCGGTTGGAAAACTGGATACCCATCGAATACGACGTGGCCCCGTCCCGGCCTTCATTGAACGCCAGGCTGATGGAAAGGATCGGGGCCGCCAGCGTCTCCAGCCCGGTGGCGTACCCGTTGCCCGCGATGTTCAGGCTCGAGCCGAACGTCAGCAGGTTCGTCAGGAGCCCGTCATAGGTCAGTGATCCCTCGAACACGATATCCTTCACCGTGTCCAGGAATTCCGACGCCACCAGCTGCATGTTCGCCTGATTGCTCGTGTCCCGCCAGTCCAGGAAGGTGATCGTCTTGACCCGCGACAAGCCCAGGATCGAGTGGGACGTGCCCGCGAAGCCGCTGGTCGGGAACCGCGTCTGAAGGGCCCCGCTGTAGACAGGAAGGAATGCCTGGAAGTTATCCACCGGGGTGGCGGTGACGTTGTTGGCCGAGAACACCAGACAGGTGGGCTTGGAGGTGGTCACCGTGCCGGCCACCGGATCCACGGTGATCCCGATCCCCGATTGCTGGTTCCCCAGGAACACCGTCCCGGCCGGGGTGGAGGTCAGTGTGGCCGCGGTGCCGTCGGAGTTGCGATAGGCCACCGGGTGCGGGAAATAATTCGCCAGCTGTGCCGCCACGCTGGCGTTGGTGACCTTGTAGCGGCGGTAAACCAAGGATGCCCCGCCGCCCGTGCCGAAAAGCTGGAAGCTCGTGTAGCTGGTGGCCGGGGCCGGGGCGTCCAGGGTGACCGTGCACGTCCCGCCGGCCGCCATCGCGGTGTTGGCGCTGATCCTCGCGGTGAACTGCTGGGTGACGTTGCTGATCACATCCGAGCGGAGCACGATCACCCCGTGGTACCCGCTGTCGGTTTGATCCCAGTGATCGGCCACGAAATTCGTGCCGGGGTCCGCGCTGGTGAGCACCACGTTCAGGGTGTTCGGCATGCTGCAGGTGCCGATCACCTGCTGACCCACCGCCGGCCCGGTGACGGTGACGGTGGGGGAGGCGGAGTACCCCGAGCCGGGCGCCGTGACCGTGAAGCCGCTCACCACCCCGCTGGTGATCGCGGCCGTGGCGGTGGCGCCGGTGCCGGTGGCGTCGGTGATCAGCACCGTGGGTGCGGTGGTGTAATTGTAGCCGCCGAAGCCGACGGCGATCCCCGTCACGGCGCCGCTGGCCACGGTAGGGTTCCCGGTGGCCGTGCCGGGGCTCGAGCTGGGGGAACTGAAGTCCGTGGCCCGCCAGTTCGTCTTCGCCTGGGCGTTGGTGAATGAACCCCACCCGAAATCCTCCGCCAGCCCTCCATCGGCGGCCGAGCTGCCGGGCCATTTCCGGGTCTGGAGGATCTGGGGCATCACCAGCGAATTGCCGCGGAGCAGGCACGCCTGGTAACACCCGCTCCAGTCCACGGTGATCTGGGGGCGGCCCACGCGCGGGTCCGCGTCCATCGTCAGGGTGATCTGGTTCCCGGGCTGGCTGAACACCCGGGGATCGAGCACCCGGAAGTTGCCGGCGGGGTCCACCTGGACGAAATGGTTGAAGTGGACCGACTGGATGACGCCCTCGAGGGCCTGGAAGATCCGCTCCCCGGCAATGTCGATTTCGCTGGGGGAGATCAGGAACAGCGCGTCCAGGTCGGCCAGCGTGACCGCGGGAAGCCGCGAAAGGACCACCACCGGGGCCGTCACGTACCCCGAGCCGCCGCCGGTGACATTGATGGCGGTCACCGCCCCGCCGCTGACCACGGCCGTGGCGGTGGCCCCCGAGCCGCTACCGCCCGAGAGGAAGACGGTCGGGGCGGTGGTGTACCCCGAGCCGCCGGCCGTCACGGCGATCGTGGTGACCGCCCCGCCGGTCAGCACGGTGACGGCGGCCTCCGCCCCGGTGCCGGGGGACGTGTAATTCATCAGGCCGGCGGCGGCCAGCGGGGTGGCGTTGGCGGGCATCTCGAGCACTTCGGCCACGATCTGGCCCATCGACCGCCCCGCCCTCGAGGGGAGATAGTCGGGATCATCGCTGGCCAGGTTGTACCTGGCCGTGTCGGTGAGCGTCAGTGAGTCGGTGACCGGGATGTACTCCGCCCGCTTGGCCAGCCCGAACGCGGTCCATTCGAACACCCACCCGATGCCGCCCTGGTAGTGCCATAGGTGCGATCCGGTATCACCCGCGAACACCACCGTGCCGGAATAGGACAGCGTCACGAGCTGGGCATCGTAGGGGTGGGGCCCGCTGGCCAGCGTGCCCCCGAGCTGGGCGAACTTCAGCGTGGGATAGGAATCCTTCACGAACGGGGTAAGCTCGATCAGCGTCACGTTCACGGCGGCCTGATTGACGGTGGCCCCGCCGATGACCAGCGTCCAGGGTGTGGAGGGCGGGCTGACACCCAGCGCCACCCCGCCGAAAGGGATCAGATTCATGGGGCCACCGTTGGTTGCGCCACTGAAAGCCATTGGACCGCTGTTCCTGGGTCAGTTATCCCGTGTTGCCGCCGCCAGGTTGACCCTGTTCCATGTTGTTTTTCATACGTTCCGCCTCGCGTCTGCGCCTCTCCGCTTCGGCTTTCTGGCGTTTGGAGTCATTCAGCATCTTTCCCTGAACCTGCTGGACTGCCCCCATTGCATCCAGCGTAGCCCGATTCGCGTCAACCGCTGCCTGCCCAGCGGCACCCGCCGCCCGGGGCGGCCCCTGCGCCGCAATCACCCGGCCGGGCTGGGCTCGGACGGCAAACGCTGCCCGCGTCTTGCGTAGTAATTCCGCAGCGTGATGGGCCTGGGCCCGCCGTGCCTCTTGCGCGCGAATAAGAGCCGGGCCCTTCAGTCCCGCTAATGGCGCTGGGCCTTGCGGCGCAAATCCTGGAAGTGCCGCGATCGGAATCGGGCCCCCGGGGGGAATTGCGGCCCCTGGCGGCTTCGCTACGGCCGTTTTTCCCACCAGCTTCTCCGCCTGCGCGAGAGCTTCCGGGCCGTGCAACGCAAGCGTTTGCTCCGGGTTCTCCACCATTACCCTGGCTTCCGCCAGTTCCCGCTTGTCGGCCGCTTTGCGTGCCGCCGCCGCTTTCTCGTCGTTTTTCTTTTTCAGGGCAGCGGCCGCGTCCTGGGCTTTCTTGGCCGCGTCATCCTTCCGTTTTTGCTCGGCCTTACGCTCCTCTGGTGCCACCGGGCCCAGACCGGGCAACACCGCCTGGGTGGGGCCGAGATATCCGATGCCGGT